CGATCAACGTTTCAGCCAGCGACAACGTCGGAGTGGCAAGCCTAAAACTCAGCATAGACGGAAGACTAGTGGCTTCAGGAAATAGCTCTACCTTAAGCTATACTTGGAACACGCGCAGTGCTAGCGCTGGCACCCACACCATCCAGGCGCAAGCGAGCGATGCGGCAGGCAATAGCGCCAGCGCTGCGATTTCGGTGATCAAGTAAATAGGGCTGTATGTTAGCTTACAATTTTAAGGAATGAAGAATATGAGATTCTTTTCGGTTATGTTGAGTAACTTCTGGGCATTCATTTTCTTGTTACTCATAGTTCCTCAAGATAAATTAATTAGCATGAATTACCGTGGATTCGTCTCATATCTTTCATTATATTACGTCCTGACATTGATTTTTTGTGTTTTCTTCCTAATGATCGAAACCATCTTGTTCAAAATCTTCCAAAGAGGATGAATGAAATGAGATTGCTTTCCATTTTAATCCCGGCCATCATAATCTCAGGTTGCGATGCCCGTCAGGCGACTGAGAGTGCTTTCAGATCGTATCTAATGAACTGTAAAAACGATACGTTCACTACTGAACTAACGCAAGAAGGAAAATTCAAAAAATTCGTAAGCACTTGCGAAGTCAAGAAAGTGAATAATTGAAGGTTGCGTGACATGAGAATTGGTTTTTGTGGAGCACATCGGACAGGGAAGTCTACACTTGCTCGAATTATTGCTGAACAACTAGGAATTCATTTTCTTGTTACTAATGTCAGTCAAGCTCCTATCTGGAAGGAGACTCAAACCTCTCCTTCCGATATTGTCGTATTCTCTGAAAGATTGAAAATTCAGTTTGGTTTACTAGATTACTTGAGAGGACAATATGAAAAAGCAGAAAAAGCCTTTGTCGCTGATAGGACTCCTCTTGACTTGCTTGGGTATCTGTTCGCTTTTCTGGATCATACGTGCAGCGATTTATGGTCCGACGCCACGAGATCCTATGTCAGTAAAGTAATTGATCTGGCTCAGAAGCATTTCGATAAGATATTTCTTATACAACCAGGCATTCCCGTAGTGCCTGAAGTCGGTAAAGAAGGAGAGATTTTTCTAGGGGACATTTACCGAACCGCGATCAATAATAACATACTGGCATTTGGGGTCAATCACATGCAACCCGAGAAATTTCACATCATTCCATTACAAATGATCAATCTTGAAGATCGTGTGAGGTATGTTATGGAGAAACTAAATTCAAATCACTAAAGATTCAAGAATTTCAGGATCTATAGCTTTGGTTCTTTCTTCAATTCCTTTAACAAGATGGGCATGATGTTTCCCTGAAATGTTGCCATTATAATAAAGCATATTTCCTTCTTCATCTGTTTTTTCTAAAACTCCTAGCATGTACTGGAGTTTGATTTCCATATAATTTACATCTCGTTCAAGCTCATGTAAGCTCAGGATATGTCGTTCAAATCTCTGTTTGCCATGTTCTTTGACTAACTTCTTGATTTCATCGCACGAACTATAGTACTCTCGCCAATTACTCTCAACCGTCACTCGACGTTTTTTATTCGGCACTCTACGTTTACACCAGAAAAATTTCTTGCCGATATATCGCTTGCCAGTCACCTTATCTATTAACAAATAAACAAAACCTGCGTACTTACCACAATCTAGAAATGGCTCTCCATTAAATAACCATGGATTTTCATAGAATTTGGTTGTCATTCAGTTCTATTCACAGCCGTATCGTTATAACTTGAAGCCCAGTACTTGTAACTCAGAGTTACTGTGACTGTTTGGGTGGCATTCATGTTACTATAACTAAGATCAACTATACCGATATTGATTGGGTATGCCTCAAAGAGAGTAACATAGTAAGTATCTTCACCTGCATCATTTATAGCATAGATGTTGACATCACTTGTAAACTCATTATAGTAATTTATTGTATTACTTCCAATATTCACGACAGCATTTTGCCAGATATCAAAATATTCCCTCACGATATAATCTGAATCAGCATAAAAACTAAAAGTAACAGGATCATAAGCCTGTGAATACGGAACTCTGTAGGGAGCTGATAATTGTTTATGTTCGTAAGTCAACAGAGAACGCTGAGGGAGACTACAGGTATGACATAATATATTCACCAAACCATTTTGGTTGTATTCTCTTTCTATAGTTCTAATACGCGAAGCTGAACTATCACTATTCACACCTGGTAGAGAAGCATCAGCATTAAAACCTGCAGGCAAGTTGAACTCAACTCGATAGCGGCAAGGTTTGGCTAATCCTGTTCCGAGTTTTGCTATGAAACTTTTTATACTGACATCGTTGCTCATCTCGCATTTCTCCAGACTTCGTTATGCGAGGCTTTTTGGAATTGCTGTGTTGGAAGAAAAGCAACCTCTTCCCAGCTATCTTCATTTATACTGATAATATTACTTCTTATATGACTTGCAAGATAACGTTTTAGACACGGCTGAAAGAGACTTTGCTTAACTGTTCCTTTGAGAATTTCATAACTTACGCGCATATACGACTGATTAGTTGGACTCTTTTCTTTTAATTCTAATAATGCGTCAAGTAGTTTAGCCCTCAGTATTGGTGGAAGATAATGAAGATTTAATCCCAAGAAACCGTCGTTATAAGCTTCTATAGGAATTACTAGAGGAAATTTATCCCAGTAAGGTAATTCTTCTTTCCATTTAGGGTCATAAATGAAATGAAACATTCCACCAATAAAAGGATCTCTTACTGGCTTGAAGGTATTTTTCGGAAAAGCGCTTGCGGTGCTTTTGATCTGATTATAAAACCATCTTAAGCTATTAGCCGCGAGTTTTTTGGCATTGTTGCCGCTTTTCCTTACTTTATCTTCAATCTTTCTTTTTCTCATTTCTCTTTGCGAGTCCTAGGTCGTACTCGGTCAGAATGATGAATTCAAAACCATTTTTCTTAGCCCATTCGCGAGCTGCTGCCCATTTATCTTGGTTGATTTGATAAGTTAGACATTCTTGTATATATGTCTTTTCTTTTTTCTTTCCGCGAACAGGAGGCTGAGTTTGCGAAAATGGCTTTATTTCTATTGCGAGATTCTGAATAGACCCGTCAGCTTTCTTTATTTGTACGAAGAAGTCTATAAAGTATCTACGAACCTTTCCGTCGACTTTACTATAGTACTGAATCGGATAAATTTCACTGCCCCATTTTAATACACTAGGATTAGTATCACACCAAATCATGAATTTTCTTTCCCAAAGACTCCTGAAAACTACATCCTTCACATCCCCTACATATTTTTCAGGATTACGAACTCTATATCTACCCTGATAATGTTCTCGAGGCATCCAGCTCTTTTATAAATACTTGCATTCAGTAAGTTATTTATCAAACCATGGCAGATTACAAGTACCCTGCGAATGTAGGAGAAGATGTATTCCAGGCTTTCATTTTATTTCAAGAATGGGAAAGACAAGACAGGAATTCATCTAGCCCAACGAATACATATACTCTTTACATGCCTGAACGTTTGGTAAATCCAAATACGGTTAGTTGGGATGCTGAAAAACTTGGCGTTATTGCAGGGATTGGTGCAGAGTTGTTGAACGGGCAGATGGGAACAAGGACGGCACTATCTAATGTATTTCAAGCTGGTGCTGCAAGGGCAGGTTTTAATATAGCCAGTTCACTTGCACAGAAATTAGGTAGCAATGCTTCCGCAGAGACTTTGATGGGGGCAACTCAGCAAAAAATTCCTAATCCGTATTTGACGATGTTATTCCGTGGTGTCGATTTCAGAACTTTTGAATTTACATTCAAGTTATACCCTCATAGCCAGCAGGACACAAATACAATCCGTGACATGATAAAATCTCTTAGGATGGCTTCATTACCTCCAGGGAAAGGGGGATCGGGCGACTATCTTCTGGGATATCCTAATGAGTTCACCATTGAGTATCATTACGGTGGTAACCTCAATCCATGGTTAAATAGATTCAAGCGTTGCGTCTTGGTCGGGATTGATACAGATTATACTGGATCTGGCATGTGGAGCATGACTCGTGATGGATTTCCTGCTGAAATCACTTTGAACTTGCGATTTACGGAAATAGAAATCGTTCTCCGTGACGATGTAAATGAGGGATTCTGATGTCTTTCTTCAAATATTTCCCTAAAATAAATTACAGCACTAATGGATTACCAAGAAATGTAGTTAATATTTCGACTGCTTTCTTGCTCAAAAGAATAAAAATCGATAACACATTTGTTTATCAGCGATATATTCTACATGATGGTGAATTACCTGAAAGTGTTTCAGATAAATTATACAAAACCCCAAAATATTATTGGACAATCTTACTGGTGAATAATATCATTGATCCTATGACTGAATGGTATATGGATAGTTCGACTTTAGAAAAATTTGTTGAAGCAAAATACCCTGATGGTTTATACGGCATACATCATTTCTATGATACCAGAATTGATAGAATTTGTGATGACGTCGATGATGCTTATTTCCGTACACTCATAGGTAATCCAAGTTTTCCTAGTGAAGTTGTGCCTGTAACCAATTACCAATATGAAGTAGAATTGAATGAAAAACGTCGAGAAATCATAGTCATAAACCCAAGAGCAATTTCTCGATTTGCCG